TAACTTGCCGGTACTTTTTGCAAAAAGGAGTTTCCTATGGGCGGGATTTTTAGCGCACCGAAAGCACCACCTCCACCGCCGCCGCCGCCGCCGCCGCCGGAGCGTAGCTCCGCTGAGGTCGGCGCAGAGGCAGCGGCAGAGCGCAAACGTCTGCGCGCGCAGCGTGGTCGGGCATCGACGATCCTGACAGGGGGTCAGGGTGTTGCAAACGGTTCGGCAGTAGCGACCAAACAGTTGTTGGGTCAGTAAGATGCCCACGGGTGTTCAAGTTGATTACGTCCGACTGCAACCTGGGGATACCATGACGTTCTCAGCGGAAAGCTCGTCAGCGACCGAAGCGTTTGTCGGTCTAAACTGGGAAGAATTGTTCTAATGGTTGACACAATCCGCACAGAAACCGATCTGCTCACCAACATTTTTCAAGACGGACAGGCAGCAGGGTCTATCACTGCCCAGGACGTGCGCGATCTGATTGTGTCGATGCGCCCCGGCTTCGGGGAAGTGGGTATGCAGGGCAATGCCACGGCGACCACAATCAGCGTAGCGGGTACTTATTATAAGGTGGCAGGGACGACGGCTTTGTCCGGTGACGAGTATTTGTTCGACGATAACAGCGTATCGAACCGTCTTCGCTATACCGGAGCCTCCGATAAGTTGGTGATGATAACAGCTACGATCTCCTTTATTAGTGCGTCCAACAACCAATCTATTGCCTTTAAGGCATATCACTATGATGACAGTGGGGCTTCAGGGGCAGTTATTGATGACAGCCTAGTTACTTACTATGTGAGTAACGCCAGCCAAGCGCAATCCGCAACTTTGCAATGTCATGCCGCATTGTCCACGAACGACTATATCGAACTTCATGTTGCTAATGAGACTTCGACCGCCAATGTGACCGTGGAAGACCTAGCTATTCATACGGTGGCGCACATCAAATGAACGCGAAAAAGATCATCGACCGCGAGGCAAAACTTCGCGGGCAGCGGTCCAATTGGGAGAGCCACTGGGAAGAAATCGCCCTGCGTGTTCTTCCGCGCCATAGCGAGATATTCCAGACCGAAAACTTCCGTTCGACCAACGGTCAGAAAAAGACCGAGGAGATGTTCGATAGTTCGGCGGCGATTGCCTTGGAGCGTTTCGCTGCGGTCATGGAAAGCATGCTAACTCCCATGCACCAGACGTGGCACCGTATCATGCCCACCGACCGATCTCTTATGCGTGACCGTGCTACGGCGTTGTGGTTTGAAGACGCTAACCGGGTTCTATGGATGGAGCGTAAACGGTCGAGCGCCAACTTCCAGAGCCAACAGTTTGAGAGTTACATGAGCCTTGGCGCGTTCGGCACCGGGGCGAAGTTCATCGACCACAATCCAAACGGCGGGCTGCGGTATCGCGCCAACCATCTGTCGGAAGTGGTGTTCGACTGCAACCACCAAGGCATCATTGATACGGCGTACCGTAAGTTCAAGATGACGCTGCGGCAGGTCATGCAGAAGTATGAAGCTGGGTTGTTTCAGAATGTTTCAGAGAAAGTCCGCGAGAAAGCTGAGAAAAACCCCGACGAGGAGATCGACGTAGTTCACTGCGTTCGCCCCCGTGAGGAGGTGGACCCAGAGCGCGCGGATTATCGCGGCATGCCGTTTGCGTCTTACTATGTGGACAAAACTAATTCTGTGACGATGGACGAGGGCGGCTACGAGACGTTCCCTTACGCGATTAGCCGGTATGTCACTGCGCCGGGGGAGATTTACGGACGCAGCCCTGCCATGACTGCGCTGCCTGCGATCAAGGTTTTGAACGAACAGAAAAAGACGATGCTCAAGCAAGGGCATCGAGTGGTTGATCCAGTGCTGTTGGCGCATGACGACGGTGTGCTTGATACGTTCAGTTTGAAGCCCGGTGCTATTAATATGGGCGGGGTGTCAAAAGAGGGCCGCGCGCTGGTACAGGCGTTGCCGACCGGCAACATCGCCGCCGGTCAAGAGTTGATGGAGATGGAGAAGCGCGTAATCAACGACGTGTTTCTTGTCTCCGTGTTCCAAGTCTTGATCGAGCGGCGAGGCCAGACACCGCCCACGGCGACCGAAGTTCTTGAGCTTGCCAAAGAGAAAGGCTCGCTGCTCTCTCCGACAATGGGGCGGCAACAGTCCGAGGATTTAGGACCGACCATCGAGCGCGAAGTTGACATCTTGATGGCGCAGGATAAGTTGCCGGAGTTGACGCCTGCGATGATCGAGGCGGAAGCGGATTTTGAGGTCGAGTATGAAAGCCCGCTGTCCCGCGCGCAACGCGCTGAGGAAGCGTCGGGCCTGTTCCGTTCCATTGAGTTTGCTACTGCCCACGCCAACGTGACGCAAGACCCGTCGGCGTTCGATTGGATCGACATCGACAAGGCTATGCCTGCGGTGATGGAGATTAACGGTGTTCCGGCATCGTGGCAGAAAAGCATGGATGACGTGCTGGCGCTGCGCGAGAACCGAAACCAACAGCAGCAGGTACAGCAGATGATTGAGGCTGCACCTGCGGCGGCAGGTATTATGAAAGCGGTGGGACCGGGGCTGTAATAAACGCGAAGGGGTTCGCATTTGACCGAAAAAGCACGAGCTTTTCTTAAAGAGCGGCAGCACAACTACCGTACGACGTTCAACACGCCGACGGGTGAGCTTGTGTTGAAAGACTTAGCCAAGTTCTGCCGCGCACATGAAACGACTTTCCACGAGAACGACCGCGCTCACGTTCTCGCAGAAGGGCGTCGGGAAGTCTGGCTGCGTATCCAGCAGCACTTGAAGATGACCGACGAGGAAATTTGGGCGCTTTTCGGACAAGGGGTTCGTTATGAGTGAAGAAGCAGAAGCCGCCGAGGGCGGCGAAGAACAGGCAGCGGCGTCTCTCGCAGGTATGTTGAACGAGGAAAATGCGGCGTACCTGTCGCTGAAGAATTGGGGCGACGACCCTAACACTGTGATCGAGCGCTACCGCGATCTTGAGAAGTTCAAGGGTGTTCCCGCAGAGCGGTTGGTGCAGCTACCGGAGAGCGCCGAAGACGAGAAGTGGCGTGAGGTTTGGGGCAAACTCGGTATGCCGGAGAGCGCGGACGCCTACGACGTTACGGTGCCTGACGACTTGCCGATCAGCCAAGAGCGCCTGTCTTCTTTCAAGAAAGTGGCGCACAAGGTCGGCTTGACGCAGGCCCAAGCGGCGGCGCTGGCAGAGTGGGACGCGGGGCTTATGGGCAGCGCGCGCCAGCAGAGCATGGAAGAAACGGCGCACAAGGCCGAGCAGGACGCGGCTGCGCTACGGTCTGAGTGGGGCGAAGCGTACGACAAGAAGCTCGGTCAGGCCAAAGCGGCTGCGCGCGAGTTCGCTGTCGATGAAGAAATGGTCAATATGCTGGAAAGCGTTATGGGCTACGGCAACGTCATGCGTTTTTTCGCCAACGTCGGCTCTAAGTTGGGCGAGCACCAGACCGTCGAGAGCGACCGTAGTGCGCCCGGCTTCCAAGGTCAGCTTACTCCGGCAGAGGCGAAGGTTGCTATCGAGAACCTGCGTCTGGATAAAGACTTTATGTCGAAGTACATCCAAGGCGATAAGGTCGCCGTGGATCGTATGAACCGCCTGCACGCCGCGTCGATGGGGTAGGTCATGGACAGAAGCGAAATTCGGTTGGAAGTCTTGCGGATGATGATGCCAGCAGCGTCACGGCTTGGGTTCTCCGAGCCTAATATTATGATAAAATCGGCGGCAAAATTTGAAGAATATGTCTTGAAAGGGGTGCAAGAAGAAAAGATTGTTGCGCCGAAGCCAGAAGTGGTGCATACTCCCGACCATACGCCGAAGTCTCGACAGAGGCGTAAACGGGTCAAAGATTAGTGGCCCCATCGTTTTTACTTTCGGGCAACCCCGTAAAGCTGCGGCCCCTGAGAGTTGATGGCAACCCCGCTTTGTAAGACGACCCACTTACTTAGCTGTGAGCTTGCTCACGTTGTTATTAACTCGTAAGGAGTGTCAAAATGGCTTTTGAAGTCCCTGACCATTTTGCAGAGCAATATACGACCAACTGGGAATTGCTCCTGCAAGAAAAAGCCCCGATCTTTCTCCCCGCTGTTACGGTAGAAAGCTACACGGGCGCGAAATCCGCGCAGGTCATCAAGCAGTTCGGCCAAGTCGAAATGCAGGAAAAGACCACGCGCAACGCCGATACCACGTTCTCGGAAATCCAGCACAAACAGCGTTGGGTGTTCCCGACGGACTTTACGCTGACCCTGCCCATCGACAAAGAAGACGAGTTGAAAATGCTCAACTCGCCTAAGTCTGCCTACGTCGAAGCGCACCGCGCAGCGTTCGCCCGTAAAGTGAACGACATCATCCGTGACGCCGCCCTTGGTTCTGCCAAGACCGGCACGAACGGTGGTACGACCACGGCGTTCGACACGTCCGGTCAGCAGATTGCCTCTGGCTCTGCCGGTCTGACGATCACCAAGCTCCGCACCGTCAAGCAGACGTTTTCTGAGAACGAGGTGATGGACGAGCCGATCCACATGGCCGTTTCTCCGAAGCAGATCACCGATCTGTTGGAGAGCACCGAAGTCACCAGTTCGGATTTCAATAGCGTCCGTGCGCTTGTTGACGGTTCGGTAAATTCGTTCATGGGTATCACTTTCCACGTTTCGAACCGCTTGAGTCTCGATGGGGCTTCTGCCCGTCGCTGCTTTGCTTGGGTGCCTTCGGGCATCGTCTTCGGCCAGTGGAACGGTTTCAACGTCCGCATCGACGAACGTGCGGATAAAGAGTACCTTTGGCAGGTTTTCGGTTCTGCGACCATCGGGGCGACCCGTACGCAGGAAGAAAAGGTTGTCGAAGTTCTCTGTGCGGAAAGCTAAGGAGGGCTTGACCTATGGCTGTTACGACCCAAGAAAGCACTGAGTACACGAACCTCACGGCTTCCCCGCCCACCATTCAAGACAAGACTGTTCTTGGTGGTCAGGTTGCCATCGCGTACTTCACTCACGACCAATCCGGTGCCGGTGACGCTACGTCTTCGGCGGCGGTGGTGAAACTCCCTGCCGGTCGGGTTCGCATCCTTGGTGCGATGTCGAACGTGTACGTCAACTGGACGACCGCTTCGGCTACTATCGACTGTGGTTGGGATGCTTACACCGATTTCGGTGGCGCGACTGTTGCCGCTGATGCGGACGGTATCGACGATGGCGTCAGCGTTGAAAGCGCGGGTTCCATCTCCCTTGGTTCTGCCCTGACCGCTACGGGCAGCACGAAGGTGTTCGAAAGCCGTGACGGTGTGGTCATTCGCTTGACCTCGCAGGACGTTGCGATTGCTGACGGCGATGACGCCGTAGGCTACATCGCCTACGTTGCCGACTGACGGAGTGGGGGGCTTCGGCCCCCCACCTTCCTTTTTGGGAGATTGACATGGCTAAGTACCACATTGACGCCGCCATCACGGAGAGCAAAGAAGATTTCACCATTACCGGTTCTGCTACTGTTACCGGCGCTGTTCGTTTGGCTTGGGATGATACGATCACTAAAGGCGATCTTATCAACCTGATCGACCGCATCAAAATGCGGGTTATTGAAGATTTGTCTGACTAAGGAAGTCTCTCATGGCTTCGGCAGTGGACATCTGTAACCGGGCGTTACAGAAACTTGGTGAGAAACCTATCGTTAGCTTGAGTGAGGATAGCCCTAGAGCGCGGGAGTGCAACAGGGCTTACGAGCTTTTGAGGGACGCCGAATTGCGGGCGCACCCTTGGAATTTCGCAAGGGCGCGGGTGTCTATCGCCAAACTCAGCACCGCTCCGGTTCACGGTTTCGACAACCAATATCGACTGCCCGCTGATTTTCTTCGCCTTCTGCCCGATAACTCTGTCACCGATTGGCAGATTGAGGGGCGTAACATTCTTACGAACGACGACAGTCCGCTGAAGATCGTTTACATCAAGAAAGTCGAGGATGAAAACGAGTTCGACGCGCTGTTTATTGAAGCCCTAGCTGCGCGCATTGCTATGGAGCTTGCGGAGAAAATTACCCAATCGAACACCAAGCGCGAGTTTGCTCAACAGGAGTACATGCGCGCGCTGAATGAAGCCCGCCGCGTCAGTGCTATCGAGCGGGTTTCGCAGGAGCCGCCGGAAGACCCGTGGATTACCGCTAGGAGATAGACTGTGGCGAAAGCCCACCTCATTCAGAACACCTTCAATGCAGGTGAGCTATCCCCGCTACTGGACGGCAGGAGCGATCTATCTAAGTACGCCAATGGCGCAGATACGCTGGAAAACTTCATTCCTATGGTGCAGGGCGGGTTACAGCGCCGCCCCGGTTCCGTGTATGTTGCCGAGGTCAAGGATAGCAGCAAGTCTACCCGTCTTGTCGAGTTTGAGTTCTCCACCAGCCAAGCGTACATCATCGAATTTGGCAATCTGTACTGCCGTTTCTATAAGAACAACGGGCGTATCGAGACGGGAGAGTTCAGCGACGAGTTTGCCTCGGAGTTCGCGCAGCAAGACCCTGTAGAGTTGACGACGACTTACGCCGAAGCGGACCTGTTTCAACTGAAATTTTCGCAGTCTGCCGATATTCTCTACATCGCGCACCCGTCCTACCCGCCGCGTAAACTCAGCCGCACGTCCGACACGAGTTGGTCTATCGAGACGATTGCGTTTGAAGATGGACCGTTTCTCGGCACAAACGCGACGACCACCACCCTGACACTCTCCGGCACCAGCGGTTCGGTTACAGTAACCGCCTCTGCGGTGACGGGGATTAACGATGACACCGGGTTTCAAACGACCGACGTGGGGCGTTTGATCCGGTGGAAAGACCCCGCAAACAACTGGACGTGGCTTGAGATCACGGCTCGTTCATCTACAACCGTAGTTACGGCGACCATTCAAGGCCCGAACGCCAGCGCCGGTACGGCTACGGAAAATTGGCGACTTGGTGTATGGAGCGACACCACGGGCTACCCTGCTGCTGTTACGTTTTATGAGGACCGTCTTTGGTGGGGCGGCGGCGTAAATTATCCGCAACGGTTGGATGGCTCTCGCACCGGTGATTATGAGAATATGGCACCGACCGACCCTGACGGCACGGTGTTGGACGACAGCGGTGTTTCTTTTACGTTGAACGCTAATAACGTCAACGTCATCCGGTGGATGATTGATGACGAAAAGGGACTGCTGGTCGGTACTGTCGGCGGCGAGTGGATTGTTCGCGCCAACTCCACGCAGGATGTTGTCACCCCTTCCAACATTCAAGCCAAGCGGTCTAGCACCTACGGCAGCGCCGACCAGCAACCTGTTCGCGCCGGTAAGGCGATCCTGTTTGTGCAGCGCGCGAAACAAAAGGTGCGCGAGTTGGCCTACGTCTTTGAGGATGACGGGTTCCGCGCACCGGATATGACGCTGCTATCGGAACACATTACACTGGGCGGCATCGTCGAGGCGACGTATCAGCAAGAGCCTCAGAGTATTATTTGGTACGTTCGTGCGGACGGCACCTTACTTGGCCTGACGTACGAGCGAAATCAAGAGGTAATAGGGTGGCACCGTCACATTCTCGGCGGGCAGTCTGACGCTACTGGGACGCAGGCAAAGGTCGAGAGTGTTGCGTCGATCCCGTCGAGTGACGGTTCGTCGGACGAGCTTTGGGTGGTGGTCAACCGGTACATTAACGGCGCGACCGTTCGGTATGTCGAATATCTCAAGCCGTTGTTTACGGAGAGCACCGATCAAGAGGATGCTTTCTTTGTCGATAGCGGTCTGACGTATAGCGGCACCAGTGCAACGACGATCCTTAACCTGTTCCATCTTGAAGGTGAGACGGTTAGCATCTTGAACAACGGCGCGAGCCACCCCGACAAGACGGTTAGTGCTAGCGGCACAATCACGTTGGACACCGCTACGACCAAAGCGCAGATTGGTTTGGGGTACAACAGCAATTTCTACAGTTTGAAGCCTGACGCTGGCGCGTCGGACGGGACTGCCCAAGGCAAGATCAAACGTATCAACCAGGTCGATTTTAGATTCTGGCGGTCGCTGGGCGTTAAGGTGGGCGAAGACGCCGATAACCTCGATACGGTCGTCTTCCGTACCGGCGCAGATAATATGGACACTGCCGTACCGTTGTTCACTGGCGATAAGGAGGTCGAGTGGGACGCCAGCTATGACAGCGATGCACAAATTTACGTGAGACAAGATCAACCCTTCCCGTGTAACCTGTTGGCTATAATGCCACGTATTGTGACGCAAGACCCATGATGGAAGTAGTACCGTTCAAGGCGCACCATCTGACTGAGATTGACCTGCAATGCGGTCAACAATACCTGTCTGCGTTTATTACGCCGTCGCAGGGTCATGCGTTGGAAGCCCAAGAGTGGTCGTTTACGGGTGTCGTCAACGGCATCCCGTTAGCTTCGGCTGGGGTTATACCTATGTGGATGGGGCGCGGTATGTGCTGGGCGTATTTGTCCGACCATGCGCGCGGCTCTAAGTTTCTCGCCGTCCATCGTGCGGTGAAACGGTTTCTTGAGGGGGTTTACGTTCAACGTCTTGAGATGACGGTGGACACGGACTTTGAGCCGGGACATCGTTGGGCTGAGATGTTGGGCTTCGAAATGGAATGCGCGAAAATGCGTGCGTATCGACCGGATGGCGGCGACTGTGCGCTATATGCGAGGGTGTTATGACCGGCATAGAAACAGCACTTATAATTGCTGGCACTGCGGTTAGTGCTATCGGTGCAATCCAGCAAGGCAATGCCGCTAAGGCGGCAGCGAATTACAATGCTGCGGTGGCGCGCAACAACGCCATTGCGTCACGGCAAAACGCTGAGGCGCAGGCCAAGCGGCAAGAGCGTGAGGCGCGCATTCGTGCCGGTGCTAACCGTGCGGCGCTAGGTGGTAGCGGTGTCCAACTGGAAGGCTCTGTCCTCGATGTCCTTGAAGACAATGCGATGGAGGAGGAGCTTGACCGGTTGATGATCTTACACCAAGGCGAGTTGCAGGCGTCTAACTTCGAAAGTTCGGCTAACCTTATGGAGTTCGAAGGTCGTCAAGCGCAAAAGGCTGGGCGCTTCAAGGCGTTCGGTACGTTGGCGGCGGGCGGCGCGAAAGCCTACGGGAAGTGGGGCGGCAGTTCTACGTCGTACAGTAAAGTTGATAACATCACTGGGCGGTCGATGGCGTTGGATTATTCTTACGGGCAGGGGTTAAATGAGTAATGGCTAAACTTACGCGATACACCCGCCGTATTGACCCGACCGGGCTACAGAACGTCAAGCAAGCGACCGCCGCTACTTTCGGCGGCGACGGTGGTATGAGTACGTTAGCTGCCGGTCTGGCCGAAGCGGGCGCGCAATTAAAAGCCACGAACGACAAGCGGGACGCTCTGGAAATCCAGAAGCGCATGGCGCAGGCGCGGGCGGATTTCACCGAGCATATGATTAAAATGAAGCAGAGCGCGCCCGAAGGCGCGAAAGGCTTCACCGACGAGTTCAAAACTCACATGGACGATTTTGCCGATAAGACTTCGGCTAACTTTGAGGGGGTGTCCGTTGAGAACCAACAGCAACTTCAAATCGAGCTTTCCCGTCTTCGGGGATCGTTCATGCCGCAGGCTATGGAGTTTGAGGCTGTACAGGGCGCGAAGAAAGTTCGCCGCGACACTGAAACTGCATTGGATGCTAATGTTAATACGCTTCGATCTGACCCTTCTCAGCTTGAAGCTATACTTAAAAGTAACGATGACACCGTGGGTAAGGCGGGTTTTACCGGTGACGTGGCGGCGAGTGTGGCGAAGGAGTATAAATCCAAATCGTATACTGCCGTATATGAAGGCAAATTAGACCGGGCCGATACCCCGGAGCAGGTTCTAGCGCTCAAGAGTGACATCGAGAAAGACAAAGGTAATATCGCTCCGGCAGAGTTTGACCGTCTTATGAACGCGCTGGATAAGGCCGAAGACCAGAAGATAGCTCAACGCGAGCAGGTGTTGGTTGACGATCTTGAGGAGCACATGCAGGCGCGCTTGAACGGCGCGGCAGGTAATGGCTTCCGTCTGAGCGACCTAAACTCGATGCGGGATAAGAAGCATGCGAACCGGCTAAAGCGCAAGCTACGGCAGGCTGAGGCTGTTGGCGCGTTCGCTGACGAGCTTCGCGGAAAGTCTGCGGTCGAGATCGACGCTATCGAGAAGCGTGTTCTTGCAGATATGACGCAGGGACAAGGCAACTACGTTGTCGAAGCCGGTCAGTTGCGGATGATAGGCATCGAGCGAGCGCGCCGACGCGCCGACGAGGGCGCACCGCTCGCGGCGTTGGATGACGAGATTGCAGCAGCGGCTCAAGGCGGTGACGTAGATTTTGCCAGTATGCGCGAGCTCGCGGAGGGCATCACCGATAAGAACCAGCGCCGTCTATATAAAGAGAAGATTAATATCGCTGAGGAAGTTGGCGCGTACTCTAAAGAGCTACCGACCAAGATGCCCGCCGATCTGTACGCCGAGCGTACGCGGCTGCAAGAGGAAGCGAAGACCACCGGCAGGACGGATACCGCTAAAGCGAAGATTGCTGCCATTGATTTTGAGATCAACAAACGCCGCGCGGCTGAAGCTAAGTTTGAGACGGGTTTGAAGGATACCTTTGCTGATATCGCGGACGGGGAGCACACGCAAAACCCCGCTACGTTGCGTCGGCAGATCGACGCTAATGTGCTCGACGAGCACCGCCGTATCGCGCTCAAGCAGGCGCTCGACGTGGCGGTAGCGCAGGGGAAGGCTCATGCGTCGGTCCCATCTATGTCCTCGTCGGAGTTGGCTGCGCGAAGCCTTGAGCTTCAATCGGCTATTGATGAAGCGGGAGAGACAGAATATGCCGTCGCCGTGGGGCGGGCTAAGGGTTTCGCCCTTGCAATGAAAGAGCGCGAGGCATCTTTGAAACGCGACCCGGCGCGTCACATGATCGACAACAATACCGACGTTAAGAAGGCTCACAACGCTTGGCTACAGGCGCAGCAATCTGATGATGTCTCTCCAGAGGACTTCGCGGCGGCGCGTAAACGCTATGTCGAGGCGCAGAAAGCAGAGCACCAGCGGCAGGGGCGCAACCCGAACGACGTACGGCTTTTGACTTCTCCCGAAGTCGCGCAGATAGGTGTATTGATGCAGGCTACCGAGCCTGAGATGCCGCGCGGCGCGTATGTTGCCGAGCAGTTATTCAAGTTGAAAGAGAAGTGGGGCCGGGATTTTAAGTTTGTGTCTAAACAACTTGAGGCGGCGGGGGTATTCTCTGGTCACGATGCAGTGGCGGCGCAGGTTGCCGACCGCTCCGTTGCTAAGAAGCTACTTGAGGCGGCTCACGCCCCTGACGAGGTGCGTAAACGGAAATACGACAGTCTGAATACCGAGGCGACGAATACGGAGATTAAGAATGCCGTGTTGACCGCAATGGAAGACTTTCGTGAGAGCTTGGCGCAGCAACCGGGTGGGGGCGATGCCATCGCAAGTTACCAAAACTCCGTCACGCTGCTGACCAAAGAGTATATGTTGGGGCAAGGTTTGGATGCCGAAACCGCCGCCGAGCGCGCCGCGAACGATCTTGCGAATAACCGTTACGGCTACGGAACAAATCGTAGTGGTGTGAGTTACCGTATCCCGGTCACATACAACGGTCAGCGCATTGATGCTGATGATATGGCGGATAAAGCGGCGGCGGTTCTGGCCGACGGCGATTTTATCAGCGAGGTTACTGTCCCACTGAGCGACGTGCCAGACCCTGACGGTTCCTATCACCGTACCAAGTACAAGAATAGCCTTGCTGTATCCGGGTATTGGGTTACGTCGCCTGACGAGGACGGGCTTGTTCTCTATAACGGGGCGAACAAGCCCGTGCTTAACGCCGACGGTAAGACCCAATTCTTGATGACGTGGGACGCGCTTAGTGCCTACACACCGATTGTGGCTTATACGCAGCCACAAGGGGCGATGCCTTAATGACGGTTTTCACTTCCACCGCTGAGGCACAACAGACCGGGCTTTACGAGCTACCGGCATCGACCGGTGAGGTAGTAGGAGCCGCCGCGACCGACGCGCTCTACTATAGCCCGCTGTGGTCGATCATGCGCGGCTACGTGTTTGAGGAAGCCAATCGGGGCGCGCCCGTTATCCCGTTGGACAAGCAGCAGAGGATGTTCGATGAAGCGGGGGTGAAATTAAAGCCGCAGCAGATGATGACTGAGGCGGCGACCCAGCTACTTATTGACCGTGCCATCGAGCGCGAACAGCGCGCCGCGACACAATCCCGCGCAACCGCCGGTCAGACCGCGTTGGGTTTCGGTGCAGGGTTCTTGGCGTCTGCCGTCGATCCGATAAACATCGCTTCCGGTTTCATCCCGGTTATCGGTCCTACCCGTTATGCGTCCTTGCTTGCTAGTCAAGCCTCGCGTACGGGGCGGATGCTGCTTCGCGCGCGTGTCGGCGCTGCTGCTGGTGCCGTCGGGGCGACCCTTACTGAGCCGTTCGTGTACGCCCAAGCCGTTCGTGAGCAAGCCGATTACGATATGACCGACCTGTTGATTAACGCCGCGTTCGGCGCTGGTCTTGGTGGCGGTCTGCATATGGGCGCAGGCGCAATCGGTGACTTTATCAAAGCGCGCGGTATGCGTAGCGGCGGCGTGAATAATCCAAGCCAGATACCGTCGGAGCCGCAGAGCGCCAAGGCCGCAGCGTTTGATCGACTGCCGCCGCAGGTAAAAGAGCAGATTTTTCGCGCCAATCTAGCTGCGGTCGTTCAAGATCGTATGCCCAACGTGGACTTCGAACCGTCTGCCGCTGCCCGTCAGGCTGGCACATTTGACCCTGCCACGTATCAGCCGCCGCGCGCTACCACCGCCATCGAGCTTGGTCAGGAAGCCGGGCCGGTATCCGTTAAGATCAGCGTCGAGGACGGTAAGGTGGAGATGAACGGCGCTGAGGTTCCGCGCCGTGTCGCGGACGTTGCTCGCAAGAACGAGCCGCAGCTTTGGGCGCGGTTCGACGAAGTGTCCGGTCGGGTGGAGAGTTATCGGAAATTCCTTGATGACTTGGGCGACGGCACCCCGCGCGAAAAGACCGTAGCAGAGTTGAAAGACGCTGAGGCCAAGGTTGACCAACTTCGCGCAACGATCAAGGCGACGACCGACAAACGAAAACTAAAACGGTTGAACCGTCAACTTGACGACGCGATCCTTGAGTACAACGACACAAAATCGAAAGCCCTAGAGGGCGCTGATCTCAAGCAGGTTCGCTCTAGTTTGGTTAAAGAGGAAGCCAAACTGCGCGACATGGCCGAGGAGATCACAGCCTCGACGCGGCGAGCCGAGGCCGATATCACCGAGCGTCCGTTCGACCCTGCCCCGGCACCTGATGTCGAGCCACCCCCTGTCGTCCGCGTCGAGGACGTGCAGATGCAGCGCGAGCCGTTCGTTAAGGGGTACGACCCTGAGAGTTTGCTGTTGTTCGACGACTATGCGTTGCGCGCCATCGACGACGCTTACGTGACGGTGGACGAGGTGGCCGATCTGCCCGAAGCGGAAGCCCTTCGGGACGAAGCTGTTGAGATGCTCAAAGAAACGCAGACCCGCCTTGGTATCGACGACGAGATCAAGTTGGAGTTGGACGAGGATATGCAGTTGGCAGAGGGTGAAGCCATTGCGTTCCGCGAGATGGCATCCTGCCAGTTTGGGAGATAGCGCGTGGCTGATATTCAACATTGTTTAACTCGTATCGAAAAAGCTGTTCGGCAGGCCGGTAACTTTACCGACAAACAGCTTGATAAGATGCTGGAGGATGCTGCCGAGCGCGTGGCCGTACTGGGTAAAAAGCACCGTAACGCGGGCAACCCTGACATTGCCGACGCGGTGATTAAAGAGATCGACGATCACCTTACGCAGACCCGTATCGCCAATGCGATCATGCAACGCAACGCCCTTCTGAATAAGAAGGTGCAGCTTGATACGTTCGACTACATTATGTCCACTTGGGGCGACCTACCGGTTGACGGCTTCCGTGCTATACTGCGTGGTTCTGCCATTAACCGTAGCGGCGCAGGGTTTTCTGTGGCACGGTCGCAGACCGCGCTCGCTGACCGGTATTTGTCGGCGCTGTACTCCGATTTGGCGAAGCAGGATTTATGGCGTCCGTTCCAGCGTGGCGTGTTCGACGAGGCTATCTACGAGGCGCGTTGGCGTATTGATAAAGGTGACGACGTAAGTGACTTACCTGCTGAGGCGGTGACGATTGCCAAAGCCCTACAGAAGCACCAAGAACACGCACGGCAGCAGGCTAACCGTCACGGTGCCTACATTGGTAAACTGCCGGGGTTTGTCACGTCGCGGACGCACGATGCCGATAAGATCAGGGCCAATAAAGACGCTTGGTTGACCTTCATGCTCGACCCTGAGAACGTGGACTACGATAAGACTTTCAGTGATGTCGGAGAAGGCGACCTAGAGGCGCTGCTGAAAGACTTGCGACAGGGTTTTATGTTGGAGAACCACCTGCGGCGCAGCGACCCTAAGACGCACAACAACATCGCCGCCGGTACGTCCAGCGTGGCGAAGCGTATGAGCCACGAGCGGGTGATCCACTTCAAGTCGGCTAAGGCTGAGTTCGAATATGCGAAGCAGTTCGGTAACGGAAACTTGGCTAAGAGCATTCTGTTCGATCTTGAGCGTATGGCGGCAGACACGGCGCTTATGAAGCACCTTGGCCCGAACGCTGAGATGAATTTGGACGAGCTTTTCGACAAGGTGATGAAACGGCTTCGCAAAGAGGGGCGCGAAGCCGACGAGGCGGCGCTGGTCAAGTACCGCAATTGGGCCAAGAAAGACTTGTTCCCCCACATAACCGGGCAAGCGCGCGCCGTTACCAATCCGACCGGTGCGAAGGTCAACCACCTTCTAACGGCGTGGCAGCAAGCCACGTCTCTAGGCGCAGCGATGATCTCGATGCCGTCAGACTTGGCGCTTATCGGGGGTGAGGCTGCGTTTCAAGGCCGCAGCTTCTTCGCAGGTATGGTTGATGGACTGCGCGGCTTGGCTGCGGGGCGTACGCAGCGGCAATATTACGACATCTTGTCGTCGCTCGCTGTTATGGCCGACGGCACTAAGGGTAGCGCACTGAGCCGGTTTGATATAGGCGACCCACCTATGGGGCGCGTGGCTAACGGGATGCAGTTGTTCTTCAAGTACACGGGCATCCAGTGGTGGCCGGATCGTGTGCGTGAGGGCTTTGTTCTAGGTATGTCGCACTGGCTGGCGCGCAACGCAGACACCACGTTCGACGGTCTGCCGAACGACCTGCAACGTATGTTGAAAATGTCGGGCTTCGACGCCGACGAGTGGGACACTGTTCTGCGTAAGGGTGTTACGTTTGCCGAGAAGGATGACCGGGCGTTCTTGACCTCTGACGGGTTCTTAGGTTTGGGCGACGAGGACTTCGCTGCGGTCTTGACCAAGCGCGGCGTCAAGCCCACAAAGAGTAAGATTGCGGCGCTGCGAGACGACATGGACGACAGGTTTCGTACCATGTTTCAAGAGCGCACCATCCACGCCGTCATCGAGGGTGACGTGCAGACCCGCGCAGCGCTGCGGGGTGGCGCAGAACAGGGCGATTGGATGAGCGTCATGCGTAGTCAGGTGGCCTTGCTCAAGACGTTCCCCGTGGCCGTTATTCAGCGTTCTATCGGTCGGTCGTTCTACAGCCACAGTAGTACCGGTCGAGCCATCGACGGCGCTAAGAATTTCGGCGCTATGGCGGGGTTGGCAACAACCGTCGCGGCTATGACGGCGCTGGGGTATGTCTCTATGGCAGCGAAGGATTTACTGAAAGGGCGCGAGGTGCGCGTCCCTGACGATATGGAGAGCTTTGGGAAGGTGCTCGCCGCCGCGCTGTTGCAGGGTGGTGGGCTTGGCTTGTACGGGGATTTTCTGTTCGGGCAGGCGAACCGGTTTGGCGGCAACTTCGTAACGTCCTTGATGGGGCCGACGGTGGGGGATGCTAACACGCTCTACGATATCTACGACCGCATGTTATCGCCGGATCGTAAGGATGCGGGGGCGCAAGCGTTTAAGTTTGCGATCAACAGCATACCCGGCTCTAACATTTTCTATATTCGCCCGATCATGGATTACTTGATCCTAAACTCGCTCACCGAGATGATAAACCCCGGCTACAAACGCAGGGTAGAGCGTCGGATCAAGAAAGAAAACGATCAAAGATACGGCGGTCCTCTGGCTTTTCAGCACGAGGAAGCTAAAGAAGCACTGGGCTTTTAGATGATTTTGTGGCATATTACCCACGAAAGGACTTGACATGACGATCAGTAGTACCGACAACAGAATTACTTTCGCGGGAAACGACGTGACGACGGCGTTTGCCACGGGGTTCAAGTTCTTTGCTTCGTCTGACTTGAGCGTTATTCTTGTAACGGACAGTACAAGCGTAGAAACCGGACAAGTCTTAAACACTGACTATACAGTTACTGGTGCTGGGGCAGATTCTGGCGGCACAGTTACTATGGTTACGGCTCCGGCTACTGGTGAAACGCTCGTCATTGTCCGCGCACAGCCGTACACACAAGGGCTTGACCTTGTAGAGAACGACCCGTTTCCGTCCGACAGCGTAGAGCAGCAGTTAGACAAGCTGACGATCCTGACGCAGCAGAACAACAGCGGGCAGGGCCGCTCGTTGCGTCAACCGGACGGCGATACCGCAAATATTGATACTTTGCCGCCGAAGGTCACGCGGGCAACCAAGGTTCTAGCGTTTGACAGCGATGGCGACCCGGTTGCCTCAACATTTACGCTTGACGATATTGAGAGCGCGGCTACTGACGCTGCGGCTTCGGCTGCGGCGGCTTCGTCTTCGGCGTCTGCCGCAAGCACCTCCGCATCAAACGCATCCGCAAGCGTCACCCTGGCAAGCGAGTGGGCCACCAAGACTGACGGTCAAGTTGCTTCGACTGACTACTCGTCGAAAGCCTGGGCCATTGGCGGCACAGGTGTAACCGACACGGCAAGTGCAGGCGCTGCGAAAGAATGGGCGACTGCTGCTGAAGACGATCTGGTGGATGGCTCCGAGTACAGCGCCAAGCACTATAGCGCGAAGGCGTCTGCCCAGGCTACCGCTGCTGCGAACAGCGCGACTGCCTTCGCCAACAAGTACACCTTCTCGACAACGACATCGATGGCCGATCCCGGCACCGGCATCATCCGGTTCAACAACGCAACCTATTCTTCAGTCACTGCAATCGCCATCGACGACCAGACGGCGGACACCAACAACCCAAATATCTCGCCGTACATCGTGACGTGGGATGACAGCACCGGCACGGTCAAGGGCTACCTCCATATCTTCGAAGACCAGAACCCCGGCAACTTCGCCATCTTCACGATTTCCGCTTTGACGGATAACAGCGGATGGTCGGAACTGGCGGTCAGCCACCTCGCCAGCAATGGCACCATCGACGACACGGACCCGGTCAGGGTTCAGTTCAACAGGACCGGTGACACCGGGGCCACTGGCGCAACCGGGGCCACGGGTGCACCCGGCCCCACCGGCCCCACCGGCCCCACCGGCCCCGTCAGCGTCGGCTTGTTATTGGCTTTGAGCTAGGAGATTGAAAAATGGCTGAAACTTTCCAGCGCGTTATCCAAGACACTACAGCTAGTTACGTCACGGCGTACACCGCGCCGGGATCGACAACGGCGATTGTTATCGGCTTCCAAGCGGCAAATGTTCACGCATCCGACGCGAAGACCTTTGCGGTTAAAACAGTGACCAACGGCGGCGGCTCGGAAGCAATTATCGCTAACGACATTTCGATTCCTGTTAACGACACGCTGGCGCCCATTCAAGGCAAGCTGGTCTTGGAGGCGGGTGATTACATCCAGATCAAAGGAGCTGATACGAACATCGAGTGCACCATCAGCATTCTGGAGATCACCTGATGAGTTTCCTCAACGGCACTGATCCCGGCCTGCGCCAGACCCGCACTCCAACTACGGATAACTTTGCGGC